AGAGCCTTTGATCCGAGTGTTGCCATGTCCTATCTCCTTGCTCTACGCGGTGTAGGCAACGGCTTCATAAACCGCTACCTCAGCCGTTGCTGTCACCGTCAGATAATCCTGATCGGCGTAGGTGTCCTGTCCGAGTGTAGTGCCAGATACTGTGACCTGTGCCGCGTTTCCACTAATGGTCACCGCGCCATTGAATGAGTCTCGTAGCCACGAGCGCCAGGTGTAAAGGTCTCGGTACTTCTCATCCATGCGTGGTACTGGGAGCAGGTAAAGTACGACGCTCACATTGAGTGTGACGATACGATTGCCGGAGCCGATGCTCACGCTATCCTCGCCTGGCATTAGTACGATGGCAGGAACGACTGGAAGCGCCTCTGGTGGCGTTGCGTAAACATTCCTGAGCGTGTAGCCGGTCGGTGGAGTTAGCGCCGCGAGGCGAGTCTTCATCGCGTCAAGAATAGTGAGATCGGTCATGAAGCAAGGCCAGCCCTGCGACGATACGGCTCAAGGATGAGTGCGGCTTCAGGATGAAGCGCACGAGTCATGCGGAGGATGCCGCCAAGGTCTTGGCTGCCGACCACGGCGAATGGTGCCGTACGGCTTGACCAGACTGCATTCGCCTGGATGATTGCGGCTTGCGTGACGGCTGCCGGTACGGCTGGGAAGCCGAACACGCCGACCACCTTCAGACCGAGGTAGACATTTTTAGGGAATGACTTTGGAACGGTGACCGATGTCTCGATGCGGTCATACGGCCAGCCGTCTAGCGCGTAGTTGATCGGTGCCAACTTGTAGTCGGTGGCAGAAGACCAGGTGGTCTCATAAACGCCGTCTGCATTGTCATCAGATGTGAGCGTCGTGACGCTGACGAGATCATCCACGATGACATAGTTGTAGGCTTCAGGCGTGTAGTAGCGCGTCTCAGACGCGGTGCCGAAGCCGGTCTTGCGGTCGCAATGAAGGTCAATGAGGGTATCAGTCGCATCGAGGACATTCTGAAGCGCGGTGTCATCGGTTGAGTCCGTGATCCCGACCGCTGCCTTGAACTGCGCAAGTGTTGCGTATGACATTTACCGACCCCCACTCTTGAATAGCATTAGTGGTTGCGTTGACGAAGCAACGATCCCATAGAGTTTATCAGTTTCAGCAAGCCAGATTGTGTTGAGGGAGCCTTTCGGCAGTTCCATACCATCCGACGATGTAACCGTTGCATCACCGATATAGACCGTGTTGCCTCCCGATGGAGCGTGCAGGGTCACCCACGATGCACCGACGGTGCCAGTCGTGATGAGCGTTGGACTGGTTCCAATGGTCACGCGGCTATGCACAATACTCATTACTCAGCATCCTCAGATTGGCTGATTTGCGCCACGCTGACGGCCTCTTGGTCAACGGTAGCAGTCCTACCCTGCTTTGCCACCTTGGCGCGCTCTACGGCCTTCCTAGGTGCCTCTGCGTCCACATCAGCGACGGCTTCAGCCAAGCCGAATCCGATCAACGCTGTTGCCTCATCCTCAGGCATATCAACGATTGCACCAGATGGATATTCACCGCGTCGCTTGCAGAGTCGAACGATCATCTTTCTCCTTGCGTGATTGTGGGAGCCGCCGAAGCGACTCCCACTCTCACAAACTAACCGTCGCTAGACGATTAGGCGTTCTTCAAGAACTTGACTGCCGAGGACTGAGCAAGCCCAGTCGCTCCGCGCAGTTGAACCTTGTACGAGACAAGGCCGAGGTTCCACGCGAACTCGCGGGAAGCCTCAACAGATACGCCGCCGACTACGACGGTCTTGATCTGCCCAAGGTCACCGAACAGGACGCTCTTCGCACCGGTTGCTGGGACAGCGATCCCACCAGCGGTGTAGACAGGCTTGCCGAGGAGGCGATCAGCCCCACCCTGCCCACCTGGCTGGAAGATTGGAAGGCTCGAGGAACTCGTTCCAAGAATCTGTCCAAGCGCCTGGTCGCTCATCAACCAACCAGCCTTTGCGGCTGATCGGTACTGCTGCTTCACAGCGTACTGAAGAGCAACAAGTTCTGCGTAGGTGAAGGCAACAGTTCCTGCTGCGGTTGCGCCAGTACCAGCGGCGCTCACGACGGCGGAGCCAGCGGCTGCACCGTGCGCGATTGCCATTTCCTGACCTGCGGCTTCGCTGATCATCGCGGCAACATCAAATGCTGCATCGTTGATCAACTCGTCCGAGACCTGGACCAGGACCGCGTACTTCACAGGTGTCAACGACAGAGCCGTTGCCGTGAAGTCATCTTCCGTGATCGTGCCTGCCTCAGCAACTGACCCTGCGGTCGTGCCGAGTGCGGATACGACTGGGAACTTGATGTTGTTGCCCGAAGACACCTGCATCAAGTCAACCACATCTGGGTTGATGAACGGGTTGATCTGACCGGCAACAACATTGACGCGATTGTAGATGGCAACTGGGTTGCCAAGTCCTGCATCGGTCTTGATGTCGCGGTACTCGAAGGTCTCAACGCCACCGGCCATGCCGATTGCGCGAAGACGATCGTTGTCCGTCTTAGCAGCCGGAGCCGCCGAAGGAGCAACGATTGAAGCGTACTCAGCGCGAACCTCATCAGCGGCCTTGCGAGCCTCTGAAGCGGCCTTCTCTGCGCGGAGTGCCTCTGCGATTGTGCCTGCTTCTGCCATCAAGGCCTCGAAGCGATTCTTGTCTTCGCCTTCAAGCGCGGCACCCTTGTCGTTGGCAGCAACCGCTAGGTCGCGTGCCTCCGTGAGCAAGTGCGCTCGCTTGTCTGCGAGTTTTCCGAAGTCTGCCATTGCAGTCTTCCTTTCTGCGGACATAGCCGCATATGGGGTCATAGCCCCGATTGTTTTTGCACTCTTGAGCGGGATGTCTCTGGGTGGACTCGCGGACTTAGCGCGGTGGGACCCCGACTCGTGACTTAGAGTGATTCACCTGCAGCTCGCTCGACCTCTGCCAAAGCGAGAGCGACTGATGGGTCAATCGTTCCCTTCTTTGGTGACAGTTTGGAGCGAACAGCATCAAGTACCTCGATCTCTTCGGCGGACAGTTCGCGCCCAGCCTTGACCGATTCTAGGGTGGCCATCAACGCATCGGCATCCACACCAATCTTTGGTGCGGTGACCTGGCGGATCGCCGTGAGTCCGAGGGTTGCAGGGTAGGCAGGAGTCTGACCACCGGCGGCAAGGATGCTCACCTCAAAGAGGTTGGCTTCCTTGATCGTGCGGTTGTTGCCGTTCCACTCGTCGGAGACCTTCTGGAATCCGAACGACATCCCTGCTGCGGCGCTCTCGTGCGTCAGCATTGAGATCACCTTGGCAGCGTCAGGATCGGCTGGATCAAGTTTTGCGTCAACGCGCAAACCGCGCTCGTCTTCGGTGAGTTGCAAGCGGCCGCTTGCCGTGGTGGCAAGGGCGCGCTGCTCATCATGACCAAAGAGGAAGGCGATGATCTTCTGCCCTGCGGTTGCACGAGCGAGTGAACGCTTGAACGCGCCTGGCGCGATGCGCTCCTCGAATGGCAAGCCTTCGCTTGGCGATGAGAAGATTGCGGCGTAGCCGGAGAAGTTGCGCTGACCAAGTGCGTCAGCCTCACCAATGCGGAACTCGCCCATCGGGACGGAGCGAACTTCTTTCTCTTTCATGTCAACAATCTCCCTATCTTCTGCGGCGATAAGAGCATCTGCCCAAGAGAGTACGCGATCAGCAGCGCCGTCTTGCGCCGTTTCCACACCCCAGAGATAGCCCGCGACGGCACCTGGTCCAGGGAAGTCTTCATTGCTTGAATCGCTGTTCTGCGGTACGCCTTCCCAATCCCCACGGTGACGGCGAATCCACGCAGCCATGCGGATCAGTTTGTCGGAGTCTGCTCGTCCTGCGTCCAGTTGGCGCGCCTCTGCAACGGTCTCTGGCTGCAAGCCATCACCGGCAAGACCTTCGTGATGCCAAACAAGACCCTTGCTCGCTGCGTCCTGAATATATTGAGGAACATCGTAGACGGCGCGTGCCTCGACTGAAGCCAGTTCCTCTTCGCCTTGCTCAATCTCCCCAGCCTCCTTGGCGAGCAACTGCTCGGCCGTGAGCGCCATGATGCCCATGCCCTCTGCGTTGCTGCGAGCCTCTGCTGAATCGTCAACAACATAGTCAATCTCTTCAAGCCCAAACTCGTCAACGATCTTGGCGTACTTGTATGCCTTGAATGCCTCAATCACATTGGGTCCTGGGGTCTCGCTGAAGTCGTTGAGATAGATGCGCTCGTAGGGAACGCCGTTCTCCTTGAGCCACGCCTCGGTCTCGTCCAGTCGGCTGATGACGCGGCCGCTGACGATGAAGATGCGGACACCGTGATCCTGCACATCACTCTTGATATAGTCAATCAACGGCTGGCGTGGAGTATCTCCGCTCGTCGTGAGCGTATTGTCAATGTCGTAGATTTCAATCACTTGATCGGTTCCTGACCTACTACGCCAATGTTGAGCGGCTTCCAGAAGTCTTCACCGCCGACCACATCAGGTCGGTCTTCAAGTCGGCGCACCTCGTTGACTGAGAGGATGCCGTTCTGGAGCGCGACTGCATATGCGTCGTATCGCTCCTTGGTCGTTGGTCGGAGCAAGCCGTCAAGCGTGAACTTGAGGAAGGTCTGCTGCGCGCCTGGAACGAGGCGCTGGAGTCCTGCCTCAATGCGAGCGATGAGTGGACCAAGGCCGAGGCGCAGCCACTCGATGCTGATGACCTCGATGCTGCTATAGGACGAGTTGCCGCCTGGGTACTGAAGCAGGTGCAGCGGCACGCCGTAGATGCGAGCGATGGACTCCACGCCCCAATGCATCGTCTCAACCAACTGCATGTCTGCAATCTTCATTGACATCTGCTGGAAGTCTGCGCCGCCGGTAAGCACCGCAATCTTGTGCATGCGATCCACGCCTTCGTGACGGCGACTGAATGCCTGACGCAGCGAGTCAGCCTGATCCTGCGTGAGTTCGCCTGGAATCTTGATGACGGCGCTTGGCGATGCGCCTTGCTCGTAGAACTTGGCTGAGTAGAGTTGCGTTGCGGATGCGAGTCCGAGCGTCACGCGGTGATGCTCGACTGGTGACATGCCGCGCATATTGTCGCCTGTGGCGAAGAGCGGAATGTGAACCATTGCCTCTGGTCCGACCTCCATTGACTCCTTGCCGTTGCTGACCACATAGACTGGGTTGCCGTCAACTCCAACCTTGATGGTGACCTTCTGCGGATCAAGCACTCGTGTCTCAACGATGTCGCCGTTGCGGCCAGTCAGGAAGAGGATGAATGCGTTGCCGTCAAGCAACAGGCTGCTGACGATGCGATGGCGCATCTCAAAGCCGGTGTAGTTCGGATTGCCAGGGAGCGGCTGATCGAGCCACGATGGACGCGGACGATATGGTCGGCGCGTGCCGTCAATGCGGATATAGGTATCAACCGGCAGGCTTGCAACCGTGTCGGCGTAGAGTTTCACAGCGGCGTAGACGGCACCGATTGAGGTGGCGTTCTGCTCGTTGATTTGCACGCCTGCGGTGCTTGCTGATGGTTGATCGGTCAGCCATTGGTTCCCACCGATGGCACGAGTCTCTCCGAGGATGCGGCGAATAATGCTCACTTACGATCTCCCATGGCATAGCCCACCGCAGCAATGGCGGCTCCGCTGATGATAATCGCAGCGGCGGGTGCAACTGTTGCCACTCCCACGATAATCACGATTACGCCGAGTGCCTCCAGGATGTTTGACTTCATAGGTTCACCCACTCTACTTTCGGCTTTGGCTTTGGTGTAGCGGCTGTGCCAAGTGTACCTGCTCTGCTGTGCGCCATGATGGCTGCCACAAACAAGTCAATGCGCTTCATGCTCTGCTTGGTCTCCTTCCTCACCATGAGACCGTTGCGGCTGTAGTACGGCGCGGCCGCTGATGCGTGGCGCGCCAGGCGTGGGTCTCCGTCGTGCTTCAGATTCTTGTTGACCACCGCATCATACATTGCCGCCGTAGCGGGAACCATGCGCGCGGGAGTCTGCGGGAACTCTACGACAGGCAAGCCCATCTGCGCCCACGCCTCCATCGAACGCTGCCAACGGAATGGGTCGCAGACAATCTCGCGCACCTTGTGTGTCTTGGCGATCTCCATCACTCGTGCCTCCACCTCTTCTACTGGCACGCGCCAGGAGAGGTCACCATCAAGCGGCCGCTCCCAATGCCCTAGGACGAAGAGCGCCTTGTCAGCAACGCGGCAGGCAACGATGGCGGTAGAGTCGTTGGCGAACGAGCCGTCAAAGCCCACGACGATCTCATCCTCTGGGTTGAGGATCAGCGTGTCATCCTTGCACGCATCCCATGTGCCAGTTGGTAGGAAGGCGGTCGCGCTGCTCACCCATTGGTTGAGGCGCTTCGTCCTGAACTCCGATTCTGGCGTGCGCTTCTTGGCTGATACGAGGTCCTCAATGCTGAGGATCGGAGGCTCGGAGAGCAGCCCTGGGTTGGCTTCGCCCCAGCGCGCATCGTCAGCGTAGGCATCATCGGCAGCCTCCCACCACGCCATGCCGAGTGTGGGGTCATCGTTCTCTCCCGCGATGCGACGGCGAGCCAACTGATAGAGCGTATAGGCGATGGAGTCCACGCCGGTTGAGTCGAGGCGAGTGCCTGCCGTTGTGATTGCCACGAAGAGCGGCGAACGGCGCGCGCCCATTGAGAGGCTCAACACATCGAACAACTCGCGTGACGGCCATGCTGCCAACTCGTCAGCGATGACGAGCGAGGCGCTGAGACCCTCCTTGGTGAAGGCTTCAGAGGAGAGAGCCTTGTAGATGGTGCCTGTCTGCTTGAACTCCATGGCGTCGCGGTAGACCTTGATCTGGTCGGCAAGTTCTGGGGACATCTCAACGGCTCGCCTGGCATGGCTCATGACCAACTTCGCCTGATCGCGGTCGGCAGCCGCCGAGTAGATCTCGCCGCCACGATCTCCATAGAGTCCGAAGAAGAGCAGCAGGGTAGAGGCGAGTGCGGTCTTGCCATTCTTGCGAGCGATGCCTGTCAGGAAGAAGCGATGGGTGAAGGTGTCATCCTCGCGGCGAGCGAGCATACGAGTCAGCAACTCGCGCTGCCATGGTCGGAAGAGGAGCGCCTCGCCGGAGGCTCCTGCGATGGAGTCTTTGGCGATGGGTACCAGCGCCTCGGCAAAGTCAGCGACGATAGGTCCGAGGCTGCGCCCTAGGTCGGCAGCGTCAACAGGGGTCAGCCAGCGCGGTGGCCAGCCTTCTTTGCCAGACGCTCGCGGAACTGCTCGATCTTGCTTTGGCTTTCCACCATGGCGATTCCGAGCTTCGCTCGGTCGGCTGGGGTCAGTCCTAGGTGATTCATCCATTTGCGGATTGAGTCCTCCGTTGATGAGCGCATGCCGACGGCAGGGTGCGCGTAAGCATACCCCTTGTCGGTGTAGAGGATAGCGCCATCGGTGGCGATCCTACTCTCAAGGTTGGCAAGGAACTCCAAGTCACGACACAGCATGGCGAGCGACTCGCGGTCGCTGATAGCAATCCAAGACCCTGCATGCTCAACGATCTGAAGCCACGCCTGGGTGGCGATAGGACCAAGGCCGTCCGGTACGCCAGCCTCTGCGACCCTTGGCAGGCTCGCTGTGAGTTGCACAACAGGCGCGCGATCAGGACGCAGCGTGCCACGCTTGCGCTTGATCTCGTTCGGTATTCGTGCTGGTCCGCTCAATAAACCCCCACTATGCCAACCTGGCTGTGCGTGTATGCGACTCGGCGCTGGATAACCAGCCCCCCACGCTCAGTAGAATATTACCCGCCCCCCTATCGCTTGCCCCTGCGAGCAGCGCGGTTGACTGGTACTGGCTCTGCTGCCGGTGCGCCGAGTTTGATCTTGCCAGACTCGATGCTTCTGAATAGTGGTTCCCACTTTTCGGCGTACACCTTGTCTGCATCGTACTCATCCATTGTCGCAGCCAAGGCAGCACGGTCAACAACATTGTCGCGCTTGGCGCACCAAGACATCTCAAGCCTATCGTCAATGTCCCTGATCCACGGAATCTTGTAGTACGCAACTTGGAAGTCATCGTAGTCAAGTTGACCCTCAACGATGTGGCCATACTTGCGGACGAGTTCAGGCTGCGCCGTGTGGTTGGTGACGATGACTGGCGTGCCTACCGCTTGAGCCTCGATGACAGGTAGCCCGAAGCCCTCGCCTCGGCTCGTTGCCAATAAGACATCGGCAGAGCGCATGAGTGCGGCCACGGTCTCAGGGGCGATGCCGCCGCGCATATGTGCTGTGTTTACCCATCGGATGCGTTCAGCCGGTGCATCCATGATCTTGAGCAGCGGGATCAGGTTGATGCCGTCTAGGTGACCGAAGCGGTCGGTGTGAATGTA